TAGTGCATGATGATGTTATCTTAGAAAATTTTACAGAAGATAAATTAACGGAACTATTCGAGAAATATGATGTAGTGGGCTGTGCTGGTTCTAAAGAAGTTAATTTAAAACCACCCGCGTTATGGCATTTAATGGGTGGAGGATTTGGTTCGCCTAATTTACATGGCGCAGTAGCTCATTTAGATGATAAAGGTAAAAAGCGTATGACTCCATTTGGAACTTACCCTAATAGAGCAGTCATAATTGATGGGGTTTTTATGGCTATCAAAAGAAAGGTATTTCAAAAAATAAGATTTGATGAATCATGCCCATCTAAATGGCATTTCTACGATTTAGATTATTCAATGCAATGTAATAAAGCTGGTTTTAAAGTAGGAGTAGGTGATATTTTAGTTACACATAACTCACCTGGTTTAGAGTCCTTTAATGAGGAGTTTATCAAAGGTCAAGAGTGGTTTTTGAATAAGTGGAAAACGAAATAATTGAATATATCATATTATTGTGAGTAAATTAGACTTAGATTATTTCGAAAATGTCTTAATGTATAAGTCTCTTACTGATGGGACTTACCTAGCTTCTGTAGCTGATTTTGTACAGCCTGAATTTTTTAAGAGTAAAGCGATTGCTAGTATCTTTACTATTATTAAGGACTTTTCTGAAAAGCGTAATAAGTTACCTACTGCTACAGAGATAAAATCTCACCTCGTTAGCGATGAGCAGAAGCAATCGTTTAAAGAGTTAGTTACTTCTTTTAACGATATAGATAAAAACTTAGATAAAGATGAGTTGTATGATAACACTGAGCAATTTCTTAAAGAGAAGGCTGTATATCATACTATGCTTAATGTAGCTGAAGATGTATCGAGTGGTAAAGTAGATACTTCGGTTGTATTAGATAAGTTTGAAAAGTCTTGTAATATTAATCTAGTAACTGACTTAGGTTTAGATCTTTATAGTGATATCGATGTACTTATCGATGATATTAATTCAGATGAACGTCATGTACCTAGTAATTGGGAATGGTTAGATGAAACGTTAGGTGGTGGTTTTCTTGAAGCTGGTAAATCTCTATACGTATTTGCTGGTGAAACTAATATTGGTAAGTCTATCTTCTTAGGTAATATTGCTACTAATATAGCTCAACAAGGTAAGAATGTTTTAGTGGTAACTTTAGAGATGTCTGAATTACTTTACGCTCGTAGACTTTGTACTAATGTAACTAAAATTCCTATGAAGGAGCTAGCTACTAATACTCCTTCTATTAGGCAAGCTGTTAAAAGTGAAGAAGGTAAACTCTTTATTAAAGAATTTCCTCCGTCGACTATTACTCCGAGTCAGTTAAAAGGGTTTGTAAAGAAGTTTCAAGATAAAGGTATTAAGTTAGATGCGATTGTTTTAGATTATCTTAACTTAATGCATTCTACTATGGGTAATAATTCCTATGAACGTATTAAGCATGTTACTGAGCAAGTTCGTGCTATGAGTTATATCTTTGAATGTCCTATTATATCGGCTACTCAGTTAAATAGATCTGGCTTTGATACTGAAAATCCTGACTTAGCTACTATATCCGAGTCTATTGGATTAGCTGCTACTGCTGATGTAATTGTATCTATCTATCAGAACGAAGAAGATAGAGAATTAGGTATTATTAGACTAGGTATGATGAAAAACCGTTATGGTCCTAGAGGTACTACTCAAGCTATGAGAATTGATTATAGTACTTTATCTATTGAAGAGGCTGATGATGTAGAGTTTGAAGATGATGGTAACGAAACCCTTAATGCATTGGTAGGACTTGCACAATAAGGAACTTTTTATAAATATACCTAGTGAATATCCAGGTATGGACAGATACTGATCTACATGGAGCAGGTGGAGCTCTATTATTGAAGTGGTTATATAAGAATTCTGAAACATTTAATATTAACGATGTTACAGAATCTACATTTACGGGTCGATTTAAAGGTGTGTTAGATACATTAGATCACTACGATAGAATTTTTATTGTTGACCTAGATCTAAATGAAGAGCAAATTAAACTCGTTGATAGAGATAATGTTGTTGTTATTGATAGCCACAAAAATCATAGTAAGTATAAAAACTTATACAGTAAATCGAAAGTAATAATTGATGATAGTTATTTTTCGGTAGTAAATCTTATAAAGGATAAATTTAAAAGTCATTTAAATATTACTCCGGAGCAATTAAAGCTGTTAGACTTAATAAATGGGTATGATTGGTATAAGTCTAATAACGAATCTTTAAAACTTAATGCTGTATACTATAATTTAAACTCACCTAAAACAGAAAACTTCATTAGTAATTTTTATAACGGCTTTGACACATACACTATTGAGCAAAAAAACTCTATAAAGCTATTCTTTAAAAAGTTCAAAGAGCAAATTAGTAGTACCAATATATTTAAAGGTAAAATAAAGGATTACAATGTTATTGCTTCATTTGGTGATTATGCTGTAGGAGAATTGGCTCACTTCTTACTTAGTAAATATAACGCTGATATTAGTGTTATTGTAAATACTAAAGCAAAAACCGTATCATTTCGAAAATCAAAAGACTGTGACGTCGATGTAAGTTTACTAGCTAAAAAATTATGTGATGGAGGAGGACATTCTGCATCAG